TTGAGGTATTGTTCCGCCTTGATCTTCGGTAAATTACCGACATCAATATAGAATATTCTTCTTTCTGGAGCACGAGAAAGTCTGTATATAACTAGACTATCTTCAATCATTCTAAGTTGATTGAGTGCCTTGATTGACTTATGTAAGTAAGAAAGAATAGTTTGTTTGTTCCTGTCAACTAAACCTGAGTGACAGAATGTGATGGCATCTGGTGCAATCTTTACTGGTCTCTGTTTAGTAGAGAAAGGAGTTTGACCAATAGCACCTAGAGCATTTTTACTCTGAGTTGCACTAGGATCATACTGGTAATACTCTTCTATCTCAGGAGTTTCAACATCAGCAGGGTTATTTGCATTTACTCTCTTGATTGCTCCTGCTAACGTAGGGTCTGTCTTGAGTTTTCTAACTAATTTTATTTTAAGTGGATCAATATATCTAACTTCTTTTAATCCTTCTTCTGGTTTTTTGACATCAATTACTTTATGGTAATATATTCTACCATCAATATACCAGTTTCTGAGAATCTCATGACACTTTTGATCAAAGTTCATGACTTCTTTTACTGCCTTGAACTCTTCTCTAATTAATTCTTTTAATTTCGCAGATGCTGGAAGATTCTCCAAATCGATTTCGACAGGAGAATCATTCTGATCTGAAACTATTGCTTCGTTTATTATATCTTCAATGGCAGAGTCCACTTCTGGATGCAACGCCATCTCTCTATATCTCTTTATTAACTCAAACTCTGACTTAAATACACCATCAATATCAACATACTGGCCATAAAACCCACTCGAAACATAATAGTCCGATGAATCCTCTTGCGATTGAGGTACGGGAGAGACGACGTTCTTACTCTGATCGTCGTCTTTCTCTATTTTAAAACCAAATAATTTAGCCATTAACTCACCAGTACTGGGCTGTCCCAGTTATTTATATCTTATATTATAACACAAAAGTTAAATATTAACCACCTGTTGTTCCAAGTATTGTAGTGCCTTCCTTATTGATAGCATCCCACCACTGAACTTGTAGGTCAACTGTAAACTCTTCGATAGTATCAGGTTGATCGTACGAAAGTTCAATTGCACTAACGTTTGTCGGGAATACTCCGTGGAACTTATATGCCTTAAGAACTGGTATTGAACCACCAGACTCACCTAAATCTACACTACCATCATTAGCATTTCTACCTAATTGATAGACATATGCATCTCTCTGATATTCTGTGGGAGTTGTAACTCCAGTTGCATCTTGGTGTTTGTTCATTCCATTCATCCAAATCTCAAAAGCATTTCTGAGTTTGAAGTCTGTGTCGTTGATGATTGTGATTGTCCAAACATCGAATGTTCTGTCACCAGCAATCTTTAAATTTCGTCCTCTGAATGGAACGTCAATTGGGGTGATGTTAGACGCAGGGAGGTTAGCAGCCTTTACCATAAATCTTGCCATCTCCTGAGTATCATCATCGATTTCAGATGTTAGAAAAGAAGGCCATTGAAGTTCTACTTCAAATAGATTAGGTCTTGCGCCACCACCAACCAGCTTAGACTTAAAGGCGTCTATAGTCCTTGCATCCATTGCTGGTTTATTTGTACTTGGCATTAGAGTGTCCTCTTATCGTTGGTTATTTAGTAAAATTTAAGCAGTACCGATAACTTCATCGAAGCTGATACCTGTTCTAGTTGCAACGAATGTTAATCCGATGAAGTTAATAGAACGTGCGGGCTTCACGAAGATATCCGCCTTAAAGGTATTCGCATCAATAACATCAGGTGTGTTATTTGTTTCATCGCAGATAACTACGAAGTCAGAGATACCTCTCTTGGCCTTGACATCACGAAGGAATGGTTCAACAATATTCAAGAAGTTTGTTCTTGTAAGATCGTCATTGAACTCAAAGAGTTGTGATCTTGCAGCTCTCTCAATAGTTCCTTCGATTGTTAAGAACAAGCGACGAACATTGATTCTATCAAATGCAGATGCCTCTTTCTGTGCAGTTTTGTCACCGAACAGAACGATACCAGAGCCAGGTGAGAATATAACTGGGTTAATTCTCTTAGGATAAAGCATATCCCTTTGTGCCTGTGATGGGTTATATGCAAGTTTGACTGCATCATTTATAGAACCTCTGGTTGCACCAGCTGGTGAGAACCAAGGGAATGAGTTGATTGATGTTCTTGCCATCAATCCAGCAATATCACCATTAAGAGGGATATATCGAAATGTGTTATTAAATCTATCAAATGTATACTTGTAACCTGAGTCGAATACTCCATAAGACGTTGATTGTAAACTATCATAGAATGATACGATGTTCGCTGTTTGTTTGTCAGTATCAGTTACACCAACAACTCCTGTTCTGTAAGGTGAGATACATGCGATACAATCCTTACGAACTGTTGCAATGCTAAGTAATTTGTTTGCCTTAGCTTGTGCTTCATAGATTGAAGATCCACCAGAAGGGCCTTGTATTAGGTAATTAACTGAGTACTCAGCAGGGTTATCAAGAACTTGGTAAGAACTTACGATATCACCAAGAGTACACTCATACTGATCAACTCCACCGTAATCATTTCCGTTTGCAAGTGAGAAGATACTTGCACCAGAACCATTGAAGGAAACTCCTTGTGCTTTAGATCCCCAGAGTCCACTATCATCGATAGTATATCCACTCATCATTGTGTGCTTCATACCAACACCAGTTTGTGCGGCACCAACAAATATATTGTTGGAGAAGTTTGCAATGTAATCCTTGTAGTAGATACCTGTACTTGGAGAAATCTTAGCATCAGATGCCTTGGATAATCCTCCCCATTTCTCCATGATGTTTCCAGAAGTACCTGTTACAGATCCTGTATCATCAACGACTACTACATGGAACTCGTCGTTCTTTGCATTTCTTTCCTTACCGTACTCTGTAGTAGTTGGTTTAGGAGCGATTGAACTCCACTTGACTGTGCTGTTTGTAAGTCCAAGTGTCTGTTGATCATACCAATCAACGATTGTATTACCCTCTCTTAGGTAAATTCCACTGGACGCAGCAGATACAACAACGAATGCTGTATTAGCAAAAGCAACAGTTGCAGATGTATCCATGATAATTTCAGCAACACCACCAGTGGTTGCATAAGAAACGATAGCACCAGAGTAAGTTCCGTTTAATGACTTAACTGTATCGCCAGGAGCAGACTTGAATGTATCGAAGTCAGGGCCAAAACTGATTACTGTAGAACCAATACCGATTGCACCAGTAAATCTTGTTCTTTCAACAGACTGAGATACACCAGATGTATTGAAGATCTTTAGTCTATTTGCATGGTTAACTGTTGAATCTGCATTGATAGTGTCGTTGTAGATTCCAATACTATAACCTTGGAAAGATGCAGTTGAAGAACCCTCTTCATAATCTACTGCGCTCCATACGTCTGTTGTAATGTTGTGCTTACTTACAACCTTAACATCAACAGATCCTACGTTGATACCAGTAATAATTCCTTTAAGATAACCTGTTTGAACACCAACAGTTCCGTCTGTGTTCGCAACACTAGTTGAGAATCCCGCTGTAACTGCGTATCCAACAACCATTCCCTCTGTACCAATTGCGATTCTTTGGTCTGCCTTTCCATCAATAGTACAAACTTTTAGATCATTTGCCCAAGAGCCAGGGTTTCTTGAAGCATACATCCAACTAGTATCTGTAGAACGATTATTGTAATAATCTTCAGATGACTTGATTGAAAGGTTAGTAATCGCAACACCAACAGGTGCGTTAGCGTTAGATAGTGTGGTATTGTCTGTTCTCAAGACTCTAAGGATACCACCGTATGACAAGAAAGCGGATGCAGTCATCCAGTATTCGTATTGTCCGTCAGTAGATTTGGGAGCCCCAAATGTTTCCAGAAGATCGGATTCAGTCTCAATTAGAACTGGCTCGTTTACAGGCCCCTTTTCAAAAGGCCCAGCGATAGCTCCAACTTGATCGTTGATTCCATCTATTCTTCCTACTGTTAGGTCTACCTCTCTTACCTTAACGCCTGGAGATACTAGATTTAGCGCCATGTTGTTGTTCCTCGAACTCTCAGTTGTTTTCTCTGTTATTATTTAGAATTTACTACTTTTTCACTGGGGAAACGATACATGAACCCCCTACCAATCAGGATATACGTCTAATTTACCCCTCTTCTTTTTATTTTTTACTCTATCAATAGTACAAGCTTTACATTCATATGAATATGAAGATGGTTTCTCGCCTCTGCTCTTTCTGGTAAGATAGAATCCCTCTGTTAGTGAATAGGTTTTACCACATACTCTGCATTTTCTCTCATGTAAAAATAGAACTGGTTCATCTAAATCCATCAGAGGTAGTCCCACATGTATGATTTATCACCATACTCGTCCACATGCCACCTATCTCCATCTGTGTCTACAAATGATGTCTCCTCATTTACACCATCAGATATAAAACCAAATGGTGCCATATCTGCTTCGATCTGATCTCTCTGATCGTCATATACTCTCTTTCTTATATCATCGTCTGTCATCTCTTTGAAATAATCTTGCATCACCAGCCATGAGAATATTACCAAACACATAGCGAGATCATCATTACACCCCTCCTCAGCCTCGAATGAGTTTGATTTCTCGATAAAGGTTGTGAGTTCTGCAATAATATTGTAATCTTTGACTATCAATTTATCTGTCTCTATGAGAGTTTTGAGATTGAGTGACCCTATCTTCTTGACAGTTTTAGACATCTTGACTCCTAGTTGTACCTTACTACCAGAGAATCCTTGACCTAACACTTGTCCAGCTCTACCCTTAACAGCAGTCATCAAAACATTCTCATATTCCATATCATAGAATAGTATGGATGCAATCTGATCTCCAATATCATTTACCTCACATAAAACATACGCATTGTTATATGCTTTAGCAAAATCTAAAATTACATTTGGAAACAACATTGGTTTGATGGTGTTGTTTCTGTATTTGGCAACAACTCTATATGGGAACTCTGTAGTATCAAACACTATGAAAGCAGAGTAATCTTTCTCCACTCCCCTTGCAACGTCAACTGTAATTGAATAATTGTGTTTGTCTATTGGGTTTTCATATATCTCTCCACCTCTCTTACCACGGTTGATAGGTTCATCATATACCATAGTTTTTAACTTAGCTGGTGATATCAATGTATCAACAGATCCTAAGAACTCACATTCAAACTCAACACGGAACTGTGCTTCTGATGTGTTCTTGATTGTCTGTTCTTTCCACGCTTCATCTCTGCCTGGCACTTCTGACCAGTGAACGTCTGTTGTTATGTACTCGTTTCTACCTAGTTCTGCATCATGCCACAGTCGGTAAAAGTGATTCATACCACGAGGGGTAGAAACAATAATTACCTTAGTAGACTTACCAGAACTAATAGTAGGATATACACTACTAAAGAAATCATCTGCTA